CTGCCAAGGACGCTTCTTGGCAATCATGGACAGATAGGGGCTCTTGACAGCGTTCATGGTCGTAGTATCGTGCAGGTGTGTGAGGAGAAAGGGGGCTCTAGGCCCCCTTCTTTTTTTCATTCAGCGCAGGCAGCGCAAAATCCAGCCTCTAAATTGCAAGACGCAGAAGATCCGCCAGCTTCAGACTCTTCGTCTAAGCCAAACATGCTCTTAAAATCGTCGTCCAATGCAGCATATGCATCATCCTTGCGCTGGGTATCAGGCAGGACTTGCAGGCTGTAATAGAGGCTCGTCTGAGAAGATTCTAGCCAATCACGCAGGAATGCTTCGTCGTAAATAACCATATCACTCCACGAATTAAATGAATAACCATGGAAAAGCCCAGTGCGTTGATAAAGCGAAACAATGCCATCAGCAACGCGCTTGTAATTAGCCCAGCCCACTTCAGCGGCAATTTCTACATCACCATAGTCAAACGTTTCCACGCCAAACGTGCCTGAATCACGATCAACAATGCGACCAATGGGAGGAGCAATTTCAGGAGCAGTGGTAAAACCGCGAGTGTCGAGGTAGCGATAAGAGCACGATGCAGTGGGGGCAATGCAGAAAGCACGTTCCATGCCATGCTCGCGAGCAATTTCTGCAGCCTTCTGGATGCCTTGATCTAATTGCCACACAGCTTCACCGGCAGGCATATCTTTCCATTGCTCAAACCATGCACGGGGATCCTCAGCCAAAAACGCATTCAATGCATGGCCAAAATCTTCATAGCTAATGCCATGGATGGCAAGGAAATTGGCTAAGCCCAACACGCCTAGGCCAATTTGTTTATCAATGGTGGGAGAAAGATATTCTCCAGTGTCGCCCACGCCAGTATTGGGATGGAGATCAACTAGCTGTTGCATGCCTTCAATAAAAGCTCCTTGCAAATTATCAAAGTTACAGGCGCCAAGATTTACATGCTGCAGCAAACACGTACCGCGATGCGGAAGATATACTTCCAGGCAAACATTTGCCCGAATTCGCTCTCCTTTCGCATTGAAGCGAATCTTATTCAACCAGATGTCACCATTGCCAATTCCTTTCAGCAATGCATCAATAAATTCTTGAGAACTATTTTCAATAAACTTCTCATCCACATTAATACAACGCTTCACCCAAGGCAGCTCACTGCGCGAAGCATTAATAAATTCCAGAGCATCAGGGTGGTCGTAATCAAGATGCAAAACTACAGCGCCATTCTTATAAACGCCGCCCCTACGCAAAATCTCGTTAAGCGTGGAATAAATTTTGCCAAAACTTACTGGTCCGCTTGCCACCAAGCCTTTGCCATTTTCAGCATTCCTTTCACGGAGAGAAGAAAGATGAATAGCGACGCCCGCACCATTGCGCAAGCCGTGGCTAACAAACCGCCAAGACGCTTCAATACCATCTTCGCCCTCCATTGAATCTTCAACATTGAAAACCGTGCAGCTTACGGGAAGGCGGCTTTCAGAATTGTCCAGCCAGTCTTGCACCCTGCCAGTGCGTGCAATTGGCTCACATTTTGCTTTTTCTTTCAGGCTCATGAGACGACAAAGCCCCGCTCAGCGGGGCGCGATCAACTTAGGCAGGCTAGCTCAGACAGGACGATGGAAAAGGGAAGTTTTCCTTTAGTCGCACAGATTTTCAGCGTCCTCGTTTGAGACCAAATCTTTGATAAACAACTTGGCCTCGTTCAGGCTTTTGAAATAGTACGGCCTGCCGTTGATGGCGCTAAACCATTGGAACTCTGGCTTGCTGAAACAAGGCCATAGCTTATAGGGACCATAGTTAAATGGCTGACGTTCTGGCAGACCGAACATGGCAATAGTCCGTAGTTTTACCACGCTAGTTCTTAATACAAACTCTACATGCATTATTTAATACATTCTTCAGCAAACCCCCATCCGCTGCTTGAATCCTTAAGAAATTCTGTGGAAATTTTGGCTTTTGTATCGCCATGATACGGAAAATGCCACATTTGAGCCACACCACTAGATACGATAGCCGTAAGCGGAGCCTCGCCTAAATTTACTAAGCGCTCCGCAAGCCAGTGCAGGCATGATTAGCCGCGCTTCTAGACCAGTGAGCCCCCAAGGCGAACGTTCTATACAAGCGGCGAAAATCAAAAGGCTTGACTAGCTGCGAAATGCCAGACAACTGAGCCCCCAAAGGGCGAAGGTCTCAGACAAGCAGCGAAAATCAAAAGCCCGCGCAAGAAAGGCTGGTCCAGCTCCTAAGTAATGGGCCGCCCGTAGTGTGCGTAGCCTCCAGGAAAGTGCTTTTTTGTTTTTGTCTATCTTTAAAAGCTTGAACGGCGGCCTTAGTGCCGCCTTTTGCTAATAACAATGGAAAGGGGAATGCGTGATCTTGTGCGTTATTACGACGGCTTAGGGCCGTCTCCATTGGTCTTGTTTATTGCTGGAAACGCTTCAAGCGGCGCTTTCGGCTTGCTTTCAGCGTATGGCGACTAGCTTTATTGCCACTATGATTCACAAGACCACGCCGTTCTCACCACAGCTTGCAGCTTTTAGCTGTTCTCAGATTGGCTAACGGCTCGTCACTCTCACAATCCCCCCTTAATGTAATGAAGCTCATCACTGCCGATTTCGGCGGGAAGATGTGGACCTCTTTCGATGGTGCCACTACTAGCTCGCTCTCTCCTGAAGAATTCTTGCGTCTTGAACAATGGTGCCCTAAAGGCACCATTCTCGGAGCAGAAAATGCCCACCTCGGCTGCGTACGTACAGAAAAAAGCCTCGCGCAAGTGTACGATGCTGAAACTCTCCAAAATTTCTACCGTCGCGCCTATTCCCTAGGCATTGACATTCGTCTCTTTCCTCATAGCCAAACGCCTAAAGCACGGGCACAAACCGGCTTTTTTGAGAAGAACGATGAAAATGATGCCCAGGCCATTCATGCCTATCTTCTTCAAGAACCTTCGGTTCTTCGTAGCCTGAAACGGCCTCCTCATTGCTTCATTCCCGAACGCTGGAGGGAAGCTGGCTGGGTCTACAAAGACACAACTAATGCCATGCTGAACGTGGCTCGTCGTTTCGACTACGCCATTGAAGGGGACCGCATTACAACCTTCGTCCTTGATAACCTTGAGCGTTTTGCTCAAGCTCTTCCAGGCGATGCAAAAGAAATCTTCGGCCTCCTCCATCGCAAAAAAGATGGCAGCTTCTATAAAGTGGGCAGCACTAATGGCCCGCAGCTTTCCAAGCTTTATACGCTTGCAGCCCTCCTCCTCAATGATGACGGTTCCCTCCGCTATCGTCCTGATACCAACAAGCCGCCAGGTATCTCCTGGTTAGTTCGTACGCAAATTGCTCCGTCTCCTTGTCATCATCGTGGCGGTATCGCACGTTCCAATATCATGTGGCATGGTTTTCGTAACTATGCCATCAGCAAAATGAACACGCGCAAGGCCAGCGCCTCTGGAAAGGTGCTTAGTCATTACGATTTCTCCGCTGAACAAACTAAGCAGTTTCGTCAGCTTCGTAAAGACTACATGCGTGCTCAACGTATGATGCTTAGCGCCATGAAGAGCTTGGTCGCATAAATAGACGCTACAGTTACGGAGCATTGCTGATCTCAATAGCTTTTCCAGTTCAGCACTGGTCTCAGCAGCTTTTTTAGCAGTGCTCTTTTTGCCCTGGTCTCATAAAGAATTACGGACTACGCTCCGTTCTCACCCCTTCTTCCAGGACTCTCCCCTTTTGCCAGTCTCAACTCAAATTACAGGCATGGCCCTGTTCTTATAATGTCTTCTGGCTTTCTATTAAGCTGGTCTCACAAAGAATCGCGAATATCGCTTCGCTTTCACAGCTTCTTCCAGCTAACCATTGCTTAGTCTCAAAGCGAATGGCAGACTCTCCTTTGCCCTTAACCCGTCTTCTAAGCATCAACAAAGCCCTTCGGGGCTTTTGTTTTGTCTAGGTATAAATACTTAGACGAAAAATGGGATGAAAATTGGCTCCACTTTTCGAAGCGTATACCCCCGCCCCACAATTTAAATTTGCCGTACTACCGCACCACAGCTTAAAAGTCAAGCGTTGTCACAATACTTCACACGGTGAGTCTCAAAAGTTTTCCACAGCCCTGTGGAAAAAGTATATTCTCCCTACTGATACGGTCACCAGTCCGAGACTGCCCATCAGACCTGCCTAACACCGCCATCCTGACGCGATGAAAGCCCACACCTAGGAAAGGTGCGGGCCTGGCTTGTGGCGTCTTGTGGCGGCTTGTAGGGGCCTCTCAGAATTCTTGATTCTCAGTCATAAAATCTACAATTTGAGATTTGAGTTCAGCGATGGAAAGTTCACGCTGGAAGCTATAAGAGTCTTCCTGCGATAGTTCAAGCATGTTCAGAAAGTTGCAAGCCTCATCTAAAGTTTGGAAAGTTTCAGCGTAGAAAGTTTGGCCAAAGTCTGATTCTGTGATGTAGAACACGGGAAAGGAAAGCGAGGGAAAGAAAGAACTAAGAAAGAAAGAATCAGGAAAGTGCAGATTCTGCTTTCCTTTTGCTTGTGCCATGGGCCAGAAAGGCTATGGCCACTTTCTTTCCGCGCTTATGGCATAGCATACAATCAGAGCAAGTTACAGTATCGCTGCGTTGAGCGGGGCACACCACTACTACATTCCCGCCTTCAGTGTGCCACGTTGTGCGCGATTCTGTGGACTTTGCCACCATAACTGCAGGTAAGTTATGGGCGATCGCATCATCCACTTGCGCTTCACTTTCACAGCTTACGTTGATAGTGAAGCCTGCACGGTTCGCCTTTCTAATTAGGGAAAGATTCTCACCAACTTTGAGGCTATGGTGAGTGTAAGTGTAGGCGCGGAGATGCTTTGTTGCAACTATCATCTTTCTAATGAAAGTTTCACTGATCTTTCCTAAGTTATGGGGAAGATCGCCCGCCTGATTGTGACGGAAAGCGGAACCCTCAGGCAAAGCTTTCAAACTTTCTAGGAAAGTTGCAAAGCTTGTGCCACGTTCGCCGCTTGAAACTTTGAGCCAATGTAGATTCAAAGGACCTGATGTAGCGTAGCAGCCATTATCAAGGAAAGGGCAAGTTGGTGAGCAGGTGGACTTTGCCGATGTTGATACTGCCATCGGCCCCGTCTTGGCATTGCCAGACTTTGCCGTGAGATGGAAGGAAAGCTTAGAAAGTTGCATCGTTTGAAAGAAAGAAAGGGAAAGAAAGAAACAATCAGCGGCCAGAGAGTTGCAATAGGCAAGCATCAGCACTTGCGCCAGTAGCGCGACAGGCTACAAAGTGGCGCTGATCTTCTACGGCTAGTGAGCCGATAAAGATGGCCAGAAGGCTACCGCCAAACAATGCGGAAAGTTTCAAGGCGAGCATGTTTGAAAGTTTGAGAGGGTAGCGGCTGCGGATCGCTCCGTTTCGCCGTTGGGAGAACAATAAGCCATGGCGGCACAGGATCCCGGAGATTAGGCCACTAGGGCAAGCGGCACAACGTCCGGGAGCTTATGGCGCTTTCTGTGATTGGCACGCTGCGCGGGAGGCTACTGGCGAGGGATGCTGTCAGCAGTAAAGGAAAGCGCGCGAGCGCGCGAAATACCATGAAAGCGACCAACAATCAATCTTTGCAATCTTTCGTAACAATCGAGCCACATAACGCCATCGTGATAATACAAACAACGCAAGCGGCATTTCGCAAACAACGCAAGCGTGATAGTGCAAACAACGCAAGCGTGATAATGGCAAACCGTAGGGCACATAACGCTATCGTGATATCACGATTTCCTAGGCAAGTTTTTGTAACATTTCGAAACATAAGCTCAGCCTATCTGTCACATAAGGCGAGCTTATTTAGTACGCTTGTACTATGTGACACTTCAGAATTGGCACTAGTACGCATGTACTATAGTACGCCTGTACTACTATGCCTGTATGCGCATATCATCATATCGTTATATGATCATATGCCGATAGCCGCATATAACGGCAGCGTGATGAAACGATATAAAGAAGCCGAAAACCAGCCGTGCCCTAAAGAAGCCGAAAACCAGCCGTGCCCAATTTTTTTTCAAACAAACCAAAAACTGGCCGTGTCTAATTTTTCTTAAAACAAACCTTTTCCTAGCCGTGCCCTACCAGCCATGACCATCAAAAGCCGCCTTTAGGGCGGCTTCTTCGCTTGCAAACGGCCCTCCCACTGCATTCTCATCATCATCGTCATACCAATACCAGCCTTCCACTAGTTCAGTGCCTTTGCAGCAATCTTCAGAAAAGAAATCAATAATGATCATTTCATCACCTCCTGAAGCCTCTTCCATAACCATTGCTCTTTGGTATCAGGACGCATCAGCTCATAGCCTTCATGATCAATGATGGCATCACCAG